ACGTTTGCCTTCTTCTCAATATCTGGAATAACACTGATGACAGCTTCATCAAAATTAATTTTAATCTCTACTTGGTGACTTTGTAAAGCCACGAGAGGTAAAAATGCTTTGTGATCACAGAAAAAGAAGTGTAAAGGTACGAATGTTTGGTTCGAGGTTGATGCCTTGTTATTGAGTTCCTGGGACTTATTGTACGTGTCTGCCATGTAATTGGGCCAGATTTCACTGTAATAATCATAATGTTGTGAATCAACTTTTTGACCACCTATAAAGAGATCGATGGTTGAATTGTGGAACAAATTGGAGGCTATATTCGCATTACTCGTGGAACTCGCTTCAAACCAAATTCCATTGATAATATCTCCCAAAACTGGAATAGTTATGGAAGTATCATTTCCATCGATCGTCTTGATAAACTTGGGAGCTTGAGAAAAGTTCGTGTGTCGAGTAAATTTCATACGGAAGAATGAATGTCCTTCATCACTCGATAGATATAGATCTTGAACACCTTTAGAAACGAGTTGTATTAATGCACCAGACATTTAATAGATGTTCAGATTATAAAAACAAACACTTTCCCTGAGGGAATTCACTCTTCTTCTCCTCTATAAATTTACCTTGAATCTTAAAACCACCTTGGCGGTACACTTTCATTCGTTTGTAATACATAGCAGTGAAGATCGACCATGGATCGTGGATATCATAGATGTGTGGGTTATTCTGTTTTCCTTTCGTCTCTCTCATGATTCTTCCAATACTTTGAGTGATATCAGACTTAGGACTCGCCAAAATGACTGTATCAAGGGTTGGGATATCGAGACCCTCGTGGGCTTGACTGAACGTTGCAAAGATGATTTTCTTTTTTGAGGACTCTTGAAGGGCAGCCTCTTTCATACCACCCATATACAGTCCAGATGTCTTGGGAAAACATTGATGAAGGAACTCACAGTGTTGTCGGCGGTCACTGAGGACCAACAATTGCCTCGTCCCAGCGGACGCTTTCTTGACAAGTTCCACCAACATCTTGTTTCTCTGGCGGTCCTCGACAACTTCGGTGATCATATTGGGCATGGAAATTTTACCATTCCGCATCGAGGGTGGTGGGTTCCTATAATTTGGTGACTCGAATGGTATTTGAAATACTTCAACTTGTTCCTGATTCTTTCTCTCAACTGCGAAGAAGGTTGGACCCATAAACCAATGAAGAACCTTTGTGAGACCATCTTTCCTCTCGGGGGTTGCTGAGAGACCGAAGATGTGCCGAGGACACATTTTGAAAAGACTCTGACTGAACACCTTCGCGCAAATATGATGGGCCTCATCCACGATGAGTGTTCCTACCGAGTCAAAGTCTGAGAATGAATACTCCTTCAGGGACAAAGATTGGAGCATTGCGATGACAAAGTCACATTCGACTTCCTTTTTATTCTGTTGGACAACACCAATCGTGGCACCCGGGCAGAACTGTTGGATACGCTCCCTCCACTGGTCCGCAAGAAACTGTTTGTGTACGACAATCATGGTTCTGTACCCCAATTTACACGCTATGGCCAGGGATACCGTCGTTTTGCCATAGCCACATGGTAAAGAAAGGACACCGTGCCCTGCTTTAATTGCTGCTGCGAGGGCTTCATTTTGGTGTGTGGCGTCTCGGAGTTGTCCCACAAATTTGGTTTTGATACGAGAAGGTTCGGGTCGTTTATCTTCCCGAGGCTCCCCAAGCTTAGTAGTTCCATAGAATCTTGGAATGCAGACTCCAGTCTTAGTTGGTCTGAAAACTTTGAAAGGTGGTGGAGGAAATCCATAGTCCCCATTGACCACAGGTCTTACCGTTAATTCTTTTTTAATTTCTTGGATTGGTCCCTCACTTACCAAGAACCCCGTCCGTGTAAGGGTTGTCATGCTCTACTTATTTAAAGGGTACAAACTTTAAATAACTACAAAAGATGCCTATCGTCGACGTTGAAGAGAATATTAATAAGCTTCGCATGAACATTGAGAAAATGACCCAAGAGGTTTTCCGTATGCAAGGGATGCTCCAAACCTTCGAGGGGTTCAAGAAGGGTGGTCTCAAACAAATCGACCTCCCTCAGGATCCAACGGAACAGGTAGAGAGTATCCAAGAGAAACCCGAATAAGCGCCGACATTCCAAATACCCTTGAAATTGATTTCAATTTCCGCTTCATCCTCCTTTATAAGAGACTGTAGAGGTCGTCCTTTGACTTCACACATCACTCTCCTATACCGGAACGGAACTTTTACCTTTAGAACTCTCCCGTCAAGTGGGTCGTCCACGTTTTGATTCGTGAGGAGGTGTAGCTTATTTCCATGTATTCGTTGTATATTTTCAGAAACTTTTTGGGGTACAACAAACCGAATATACTTTTTGTCGTTGAAATCGTACATCGGTTCATATACTGTCGCTACGAACTTCATTGATTTCTATTACGGTACAGGAGAATTAAAACTATAAGCAACACCACAGTCAACAACACAACCCATGAGAGAATAATAGGATGGAGGGGTTCTCTCGTACCAAACTGTTCATGACTCAGGGCTCTGGAGACTTCTACAGCCGCCTCGATACTCGAGTACGGTGTGTTTCTCGGGGACATCATACCACACATCGCAACCTTGGGACACTTCCCAAAGAATGGGAGTTGTCCGTGAAGACTGAGAACTCCCGAGGACTGGGTGAATTCCCACCTTTTACCCCGCCACTCGGCACCCCAACCAATACGTACCTCTTTAGGTTCTTGGAGTTCGAGTTGCCTGAGTACCTCAACCTTTAGTGTTTCTGGGTCAGTCTTGAGAATTTCCTCAGTGAGATTGCATATGACACACGAGACAGTCTTACCATTTGATAGAACCTTGGGTTGAAGTTTCCATTTGGTTTCTGCAGCGATTTCGAGATCTGATTTGAGTTGGATGGGATCTTCATAGTCGAGGAGAATATTGATAGCACCATATGTACTCTCACTCACCTTTTTCGCTGCATCTGGACCCCAGTTTTCAGCGAGAAATTCTATAGCTGGACTATTATCGAGACACAAGAAGAGCATTCCATCTTCTATAATTTTACCATTCGAAAACTTAGCCATGTAACTATCTTCACCGTAGGCGACACTCTCAAGTTCGACATTGAATACAAAGTTTCCACCAGCTTCTATGACCGCATCTTCCATCGCATCACACATGACTTTACCCGAAACCTTTTGTGTATATGGCTTAGATAAACCAACATGATCTATATTTTTTACAAATTCAAAAGCTGACATGACATCCCAAGTGACACCGTCCATAATAAGAGGGAGGGTCTCTAGGAGAGTTTGTCCCTTCTCAGAAAGTGTTCCTATTGCATCTTTCAGTGATACATTTTTGAACTTATTTGGTTGTGTGAGTACTTTCGCAAATAGGGGTATGAGTGTACCATAGTCCTTCACACCAAGAGATTTGAGTGCAAATGATACATCATTGCCATCACCAATTGGTACAAATATATCGTCCCAAGAAATTCCCATTTCACTAAAGAGAGACTTTGTATTCACAAAGGCACGATCAAATACGATCCTGTGTGCGTGGAGATCTCTGACTTCTTCATCTGGTTCCCACCACGAACCACCCGCGGATTTTTTTCGATCATAGAGAGTCACATCATGTTCTCCTGACTTGAGTAATTCCCACGCGAGGGACATACCTGTAGGTCCAGCTCCAACAATATGAATCTTCATTCTATTAGTATCTCACAAATTAAATAAACCCGGTTTTTTTTCACTCCTCGGGTGTCTTGATAACATAGAGAGTGGAGGGGGGTGTGTACTCGACCAAACACAATTGTGTAAGGTACTCTCATTCTGGACATTTAATTTTTAAGCGCCTCAACTTTTCTTCGAACTCTCTCCGCTCACCCGGTGATTCGATTTCTTTACCAGAGTTTAGAGCTTCAATCTCTGGTCCCGTGAGTTGCATGGCATTGACCCTAAAGTCCATGAATGCTTCCATCGTGATTGGGACCAAGGGCTTCACGAGGTTGAATATGGCTGTCGCATAGTCTCGTATTTCCTGTTGCGCATGGGCATCCATGCGGAGGTGAAGGTAGTGGAGGAGGTTATGAAGGTTAATTTTCCAGTAAAATTCTGTGTATGTGGATTGTGGGAGGGTACCGCGAGCCTGTTCTCG